ACATTATCCAACAATCTGCGGGTCTAGGCAACGGGCTTTTGGTGCATTTTTACACATATCAATAAACATGTTATAAATCAACAAGTTATAGACCCTTAGAAATCAATAGGTTAGGCAGCCTCAGCAAGAGCCTTACCAAAGTGAACAAGTAGGATTCGGTTCAGCTGCTTCTTAGTCTGCTTGTTGATGAATCCTTTTGTCAGGTTTCGGTCAGTGACATTACCATTGGGACCACTTCTCAATGAATCAAACCACTGATCATCATCGTCCATGTCGTTAATTGTGCCAGTGCTCGAGATGTAGAAGTAATCGTTATACCCATACGTCGTTGAGTGTAGGAACTTATTCTTACGATACTTGGACTTTAAGAAACTATGATGCATCTTCCAGTTAAGGTTATTGTTAGAACTAACATCATGCGAAGCAGCATTATAGAGGAACGAAGTGCTATCAGCAAGGTAGTAACCAATATAACGAGCGCCAGTTACCTTACGAGCCATCTTCAACATATGGTAGGTCGAGAAGCCAGCTTTACACTCACCAGGCCTAATGATATACCGAGTACCGCTATTATGGGTAATAAGACTCGGAGTCTTGCAATCGCGGTTGATATATCCTTCAATATATCCATCGTGCATACTATACTGACCGCGTTCGCCATGATAGCGAATGTTGTTAGCATGGTCATCTTCACCATCAGTTAAGAAGATGTTAACCATGTTCTCAATGTTATACTTTGCCACAAACTCATTACTAATCTGCTGCGAGAGAACAACAGCTTCATTCAGCGGAGTAGAAGAAAGCGCCTCGCCAACATTCTTGAGATCAATACCGTAATGGATCAGCTCAGCTTGAGCTCGCTGTTCTTGATTTTTAAAGCCACTACGGCTATACATAGTATTGTATGCCTCGTACGAGGCTTTCAACAACAAAATGTTATTGAAGGCAGTCTTATAGTCGCGAGCATTGAGTTCGCTGGAGATGTACTCCTTCAAATGGAAGGTGGATTTCATCTTGAAAGTACCAGGCTTGGCATCGCTACGGACTAGACCAAACCCCGGAACAACATGCTCTCGGATGAACCCTAGCGATACCTCAGAATCTGTAAATCCATAAACTCGGAACGGAATGTTAACCTTCTTACAGAACTCTGAAAGAATGAGAACCTGAGTAAAGACTCCACTGATCACACTCGACATTGAACCAGAGAGGTCCATGTACATTACCATACCATGGTTCTTGCCTTCAGGAAAGCTCATTACGCGCTTGAAGATATCATCAGAGAGACGATACTTATGTAGACGCGCAACATCAATCTTACCAGTCTTTGAGACCTTACCACGGTTCAATATACGAGCATTCTTACGCATCTCAAACTCCTTAATCAAGAAGTTGATATACGAGATGTTGTCATTACGATGCTCTAGCAGCATCGCATTAATCATCTGATCGTAAGAACTAAACGGAAATTTGTGATGCGTGCCGTTGTAGGCTGTCGAGAAAATAGAGCGGTTGAACATATCCCGGATACCAGCATCAACAAGAGGACACAACTTACTTGCAGAGACAACATACTCGTCAAGATTGTATTTGCCAATTGTAATTGAGGCTGAACCACTATCATAGCTATAGCCGTCCCGCTTCTTAGCCTTGGCAAACATCTCGCTCTCCTTCTCACGGAAGGTGCGGTCAGTCTGAGAAGGCGCTACATTGTCACTGTTGTTTTCTTCAGAATTATCCTCACCGTCTGAAGAATCGCTCTCCTGGTCCTCGTCTTCTCCGGAGTTGCCTTCCTCTGAACTGCTATTCTCATCAGAACGCTCGCCATCAGATGAATCAGACTTTTGACCATCAAGCGGATTGTTTTGAGGGTTTGGCTTAGCAGCACCCTCTTCCTGCTTCTTGTTCTTCTTGCCCTGTCGTCCCATCAGCTTTTTGGCAAACGCGACAACCTCGTCCCAGGTCTCTAGGGAGTACGCTTCCTCAACAAGAGCCTTCTCCTCGTCATCAAAATCAACAAGAACATGGGCGCCGACCTTTGCCTCGACATTAAGGCGGTCGATGAAATCCATCTTGTTGATTCGAGACTGGAGGTCTTGGCCAAAGAAGTTCTGGGCAACGAGCTTCTTATAGGCATTGGCAAACGAGCGACGGAGGCCAGGATACTCAGCTTTGATCTTACGCTCAATGCGAATGTCTTCGATAACATTGAGATAGCTCTTCAATGTATCATTGATCTCACCATTCTCATGAATTGCAGAATGGAACCCCTCGGCAGGAGTCTCACGAGCATGACCAACCTCATGACCCTCAAAGAGGTCGAGAAGGTCTTCATCGAGATTTGGGATTAGAGGAATATGAATCGTTCGGTTCTTCAGATCGAAGAACGCTGTGGGGTACTTGGGCGAGTACTGAACGGAGAGATTCTCGGTCGCCAGCAATCGAGCAAGCGCAGACTTTTCGTTAAGCTTGGTGTTCAACATATGCGTCCACTATACGCGAATCCGTAGGAAAGACAACACTGAGAATCAGGGAGTTATAACTCCTTGATTTATAAGGACACGTAACTTGTTGATTTACATACTAAAATCAAACTTACCAAATTTCTCTGCAGTTCTGGAGGGTTCGAACTCCGTACTGTAGTGGGAACCAGGAGCATCCATAATGTTATGCTGGGCACTACCTTCCACATCATAGAGCTTCATCTTGGCCTTATCCACTCCAACAACAAATCTCTTAAACTTAGTTGGGTCACTATAACGATTCTTCAACTGCTTAACCATAATCTGGTTTAGCTTATCTAACTCTTCAGTAGCGATAAGAGCAATCATAATATCAGCAGTAGCAGGAAGACCAAACGACTCAGAGGTATCTTCTAGGCCAACATCGGTGTTAGTATATCCAGTTCTATTCGTCTGGGTAGCAGAGACAATAGGAACATCAAACTCTACTCCAAGTCCTCTTAACTCTTCAGCAATAGCTTTGACATAGGTATAAGAGTTGACATTGGCACCAGCCTTCAATCTAGAAGAACTACAAATATTCAGATAGTCGATATAGATGATATCAGGCTTGAAGTTTCTCTTCAATCTTAATTCATTTAGTAGATGTCTAAAGTTTGCACTACCGGCAGACGCAGTAGGATACTCTTTAATGATTAGCTTACCAGTAGTCTTATTTCTAAACCTATCAATCTTCTTCTGATAGGCTTCCTTAGTAAGGACAGCAAGCTCATCTAGAGTAACATCTAGAAGATTAGCATCAATTCTTTCAGCAATCTTCTCTTCAGCCATTTCCATCGTAATGTATAGAACATTCTGGCCAGAGGATAGGTTGTGGGCAGCCATATGGCACATCGCCAACGACTTACCAACACCAGTACCAGCCAAGATAATGTTTAGGGTCTTACGAGGAAGGCCGCCCTTAGTAATCTTATTCAAGAACTCAATATCGAAAGGAATTCTCTTCTCTTTCTTGTGGTAGTTATCAAACCGACTATTAGAGTCTTCTAGGAAGTCATGGCCAATGTTTTGGTCAAATGACACACCAAGAGCATCGGAAAGTAGTTTCGGTATTGCACCTCTACTTTGCTGCTCTTTCTTATCATCCATAATCTTGATTGAATCCATAATGGCATTATAGATTGCCTTATCCTGACAAAACTTCTCAGTATTGTCTAACAGCCACTGTTCGTCGACTGTTGGATTCATTCCTATTAGTTTGATACACTCCTTGGCTTGTTCGTAGGTGGTCTGGTTCAAGCCTTTGAGTTCATCGAGGTCGACACTAAGGACGGCCTTATTAGGTGTCTTATTATATTTCTCTACAAATTGCCTAACAAGCTCAAAGACAACCTTCTGACCTTCATCAGAAAAGTAATCTTTCTTCAGGAATGGAAGAGTCTTTCTGGCAAACTCCCCTTCTTGAACTAATGCAGAGATAATATAATTTTCAATCATACAATTTCTTCTACTATACCCAAAATTTCAGCAACAATCAACAATAAGCCAGCCATTACTACATACTGTCCAACAAGGACAGCGCCAGCTAGAATACGAAGACTACTCTTCGCCAGACTCCACCTCAAGTGATTCTTCGGGTCCGGATGCTCCATAACTAAACTCCTTCTTTGCAGCTTCATCAATAGCCTTCAGTACTTCATCTGTATAGTACTTCTCGGGGTCTTCAAGAATGTTCTTACCAAAGACCTTAGATCCATCTGGCATCTCATACCGAGTAGATACTTTCTTAAAGATGCCATACTTCTCGGCAAGGTCTAGTAGACCATAATAACGATCAAGACCCTTATCATAAGTCAGCAAGCATTCAACTTGCGCATTCTCCTTAGAGAGTCGGGACTTATACATCTTCACCTTAATGACATTACCAATTACTTCGTTGTCAACCTTTTCCTTTCTCTTTGACAACATAGCAATAGTAGAAGCAGCATACTTCAATCCAGTACCACCAGAGATCTCGTTCATTGGAACATAAGACCCAACCATAGCATACACATGGTTAGTTACTAGCATTGGTACCTTATACTTTGCACACTTCAATGTCAAGACTCTAAAGGCAGCCTTGATGACCTGACTCTTAGTCATGTCTCTAGTATCCTTACCCTCAAGCGAATCAGCCATTTCCTTAGAAGTCGATAGCATACCCAAAGAGTCAAGAACCATCATCATTGGAGGACGGTCAGCCTCATCAGTCTTGCCATATGCTTCAAGGAACTTTAGTCCATGCTCTCTAAACTTCTGAATAGTATCTGGCTCGGCAATGATTACTCGCTTCGTGTCAATACCACGAGACTTCATCATGTCACGAGTAACAGCAGCTTCAGTATCATAATAGATGACACCAGCATCTGGATTACTATCCAAGAAGCTCTTTACAATACCTAGAACAAAGAACGTCTTACCAGTAGCACTCTC